AACACTCGGCCCTCAGAGAGGATCAGGAGAAACTCGCGAAGTTCGCTCCTTTCCTACAAGAAGAGAATGATGTAGGGGGCATGTGGGATGGTCACGTTGCCGCCCAACTCATCGAACTTGGCGTTCAACTCTTCCAATGCAGTGGTCAACTCGCCAACACGAGGATCTTCATCCCCAGAAAGCATAGCTGCGTACATTGATCTGAGATCTCGGATCTCATCGTTCTTCGCTTCGTAACTACGATTGTAGTAGTCTGACATTCCTTTCGCGGAATTATGATACTGAGAAGGGAGAGAATCTACCTCTCCATCCCAAGAATCCCAGTCTACAGTGGGCCACGCGTCATCGGCGGCCGTAACTTCGGGAGCCCCCGTAGGGGCTGATGCAGTTGTAATAGGAGCAGAGACAGTCCGGTCACCACTCTCTGCGCCAGCCCCCGTATTCGGGGTAGGCTCGGCCACTGCCGCAGGCGCGGCAACTTCAGGAGATGCGGTTGGGGCTACACCTTCCATTATCTATGCTTCCTTCGGGCCGAGGGCGCGCTTCGCAGCTTCTTTGCCCATCATACCGATTTGGAATCCGAAAGCCTTCGGTGCAAGGCCGCCTTCATCGTACTCCATAGACTCTTCCATCTCGGCTTCTTCGGAGCCGCCCATGAGATCTTGGAGTTCTTGTTTATATTGTTCACCTTCAGGAGTAGTTGGTTGCCAGTTGTCTAAAAGGCCCTGAACGCCTTCCTCAAGAGAGCCGCTCTCTTCTAGCGTCTCGTCTCCGAGATCCTCTCCGAGGGCCTCGTCAACATCAGAAACTTCCTCTTCCGCTTCTGTTATTTCTTCTACTTCCGTAGCTTCTTCTTCAAACGGCATCTCTTTCGCCATGAGGGATCTCCCAGTTTAGTTGATAGTCATGATAACCATAAGACAAATTCGAGGATTTGCCCAGAGAAAAGAACAACTTAGGTACTACTAACCTGAATCTTACCATTCCCAACACTTATTTGCTTCTTTATGTTTTCTTCTTTCCTAATATGACTTTTCTTCGCGTCTAAATCTCGGAACCCCTGCTTTCGGGCTTTCGTCTCTGCTTTTTCCCGCGCGGAGTCCCGCAGCTTAACGAATGCCGAATCATTTTTCGCGACGATTGCTCTGCCCGGGTGGGCTTTAAAATAAGCGTCGGCTTCAGATTTACTCGTAAAAGTTTTTCCAATTTGATCAATAACTAGGGGGTGATCGAAGCTCGGGCCGATGGTGCGAACCGGTTGAATTACGGTTCTTGCTTCTTCCCCGCAGACCTCACACTTCAGACCGTTCTCCATATATCCTTGCATAGAGAGGAAATAACTTTGTTCGCCATGCTCTGGGCAGACTCCTTTATAGGTAGGCATTACTTCCCTCCTATGCCTGAAGTATCAAAAGGCGCTCCGCCGAATCCTGTTAGGGGGCTTTGTCCCCCACCGGCTCCCGCGCCCCCCGGCAAAGGAGGCATTACGGGCTCGGCTCCCGGAGGGAGTCCTCCCGCCATCATATTATCGCCTTGCCCACTAGGGGGTTGTGGCATCCCGCCGCCTGGAGCTTGTTGTTGGGCCTGCTGGGCTTGTTGGGCTTCCGCCTCTATTTGTTGCTTGTCTTTCAAGATGTCTTCCATCTGAAGAAGTTCGAGCAACTTCCTAATTAGGGCCGGCTGATTTACGTCTTGGGCCTCCACGAGGAGTGGGAAGAACTGCTGTAGATTTCTAAGCTGAACTAGGCGGTTGTTTTCTGTCGGGGAATAGGCGACCGCAATGTAGTCATACTCGAGGGGATCTTCTCCTCTCGCCGCTTGCACTTCCCGCGCGAGCATAGACGCTCGGGTGACCTCAATCATGTCTGTATTTGAGTTCATCCGAACAGGTAAGATCTCGTCGTCTGCGAGGAACTCTTCGTAGAGCCCGGTGATTGTCTTAGCTTGCCAGCCGATTAGATCGTAGATTACTTTCTGCCGTCTACCGTTTCTTGTTCGCGTTGCTGTGTCCGCAAGGGCGACCTCTGTCGCTACATCGGATACTCCTACAACCCCCCTAGAATACTGGGGAATTCCAAGAATAAACTCAATGATCTGGATACAACGATCTCGGATCGCGATAAACTCGGGACTCAGGCTCGGGGTCTGAGTGTGCCCAATGATGTCGCCGATTGAGGCATTCGCCTTCCCTGCTATCTCAACGATAGAGCCCGGAGTGGTTGAGTCTCGGAGCTGAGTCCGAACACGCTCTGGATTGTCGCAAAGGCCCGAATTTAGTAGGGTAATTGGAATACTCGTCTGGGCAAACCAGAGCATAAGAGTATCAAGCTCGTTTAGTCTCTCCAGAACAGGAGCAATAAGAGATACGTCAGACAAGCCGCCGATATCCTGAAGGTTGTCGTTGAACACAACCCGATGGAAAGGGTTACGCACAAACCGGTAAGGAAGCTCCCCCGCGAATAGAGGCTCTTCGTTCTCTTCCAGAAAGTGGTAATAGCGTCCTTCCCCAGCAAAATCATAAATCTCATATACTGTGACCCACTCAAAAACCTCCTTAGAGGACTCATTCATGAGGTTTCGATCCCTCGATTTATCCTGCAACCACTCTGGAAAAGCTCCAAACTGGGCCTTCTCTGCTACCTTGGGGTCATAGGCTCGATCCTCTTTTCCCTCTCCCTTTACTCGAGAGTTGAAATCGTCTCGGGTGAGTACAGTAACCTCAATGAGGTATCGAATATCCTCCCACCTTTCCGCCGTCATGTCATACCAGATATTTCGCAGATCACAAACAATATAATCTGGAGATCTTTTACGGAAGTTCCAGACGGTCTTTACAAATGATCTGGGATAGACGCTCGCCATAGTCGCAGCGCGCCATAGAATACGGTGCCCGCCAATACGGCTAAAGGTATCGTTAATAAGAGCTTGTCTATACTTCGCTGGCTCATGGAGGTGTTTACGTCTAGCATTTACAGTTACCTCGGGGTTATTTGGGCAGATGTTTGCGACCATTGTATCTACGAAAGCGTAGGGATAATTAGTCTCCATACTGAGGTCATCAGATTCTCCATCCACTCCTGTTGGTTGGTTCGGTTCACTATTATACCAATTTCGTGTTTGATCCCATTTTCTTTGGTCGAGGTGAGACTTCGCTTTGTGGGTGTCGATCAGACCTGTGATTTGCTTTGTAGTGAGCATTATATCTCCGTTTCTTGGTATTCAGATTCTAGTGTTTCTTCAGACGAAACTGGGTTCGCTGAGGAAATTAGATAGGGGGGCATCTGCGCAGGCTCTGTTGTTGCGCCTTCTGCTACGTCTTGTTGGATTTCTTCTCGAGCATCTCGGCTTTCTGCCTGGATCCGGGAGATCATCTTATTTCTCATGGTCTTCAAGATGGTATCGGGGGTTGCCATTATCTTCTCCTTTTTCTGATCGAACGATAAGCAGGCTTCTTCCTTGTAGGTACTTTATCCGCATTCAGCTTCTTTCGGTAATCTTCCTGATCTTCGTAACTCATACCTGTGAACATGATCACCCCTTCTTCATTATTTTTCTTCTCACTTCCTGGTTTTTCTCGGACGGGGACACGCCGAGCAGCCACTATTGCCATTAAGAAAGCGCTAACCTTATCCCAGTGATGCCTTTCCCTTCTCTTGCTGCTCGCGGAGCCCCGTAGAAGCTCAGAAGCAGCACTTTCTTCCATCCTTTTGTCATTTTTATAGGTCTGGAATTGTTGGAGAGTATCGGCATCATTCAGGACTAATTCGTCTAATAATGCCTCTACTAGCCACCCCATGCACTGATCTAGCGACTTACTCGTGCTGGTGAAGCCCGGTTTGAACTTTGCCTCGTAGTACATGTTCGGGTAATCCCGCTCTGAGAGCAATGCGAGCACTGATTGGCCAACTCCGTTGGACTCAACGCAGATATGCGCGAAATTGTACCTCTTTCCGGCCCGAATAAGTCGATTCGTGAACTCTAGGGGGTCTAAATGGTCAGCAAACACGGCTACTTGCGTCCATTCACCCTTCCAACACTTCAATATCTGGAAAGAAGCATGATCTCGGGCCGCATACCCACAAGGATCCACGCCAATCGCGTAAACAGCGCCCGCTTCTGGGGGCTCGTACTCCATATAGGGCCCAGACCAAGGAGTAGAGCGTTTTTTCAGGTGTTTTTCGAGGGAATGCTCGGGAATAGCGGCATTCGCGGACGCAATCCAGCACGTTAGGTCGTCAAATGGGTACATTACCCCGAACATTTCAGGATTTCGGCGGACTTCAGGGTCGGTATCCATGATGAAGCGGCGGAATGCTAGGTTTTCCTCCCTCAACCCCTCTGGGCCGTACCGATTCATGAGGTTAATCTCATCGTTTGATAGCTGGAAGTCCGATGTGACGGGCCTTACGTTGAGTTTACCGTCCCAAAACGGAAAAAATACGGCTCGATGGCGACCTGAGCCCGTCTTAGCCATGACATAATGCTCGTGCCAAGCGCAATTTCGCTCCCAAGGGGTGGCCTCGAACACAACTAGGGCCTCTTTTCTGTTAATTAGAGACGGGTTGATGAGGAACATGCTCCCGTTGAAGTCCGACCAGAGGTGGCACTCACTCGCATGGAAGGAATCTGGTGACTGACCAACACCTACAGCCCCGGATTCTGCTGAAAGGATACGCATTTTCCCGCCGTGCATACCATCGAAGGTAAGTTGGCGGCTCTCTCGGCCCGCAATTGTCTTAGATCGGATGGATTCAGGCCATCTTTGGTGCAAATGGTGGACTCTCTTGTGCAAATAGTCCGCACGATCCCTATTATCCGCGATACAAATGTGATCCCAGCCCGGAATATAGGCGGCTTTGCAGTACATCGCGTACTCAATCGACAGGGACTTACCCGCTTGGCGGTAGGCGAGGAGAGTCAGGAACTCTGTTTCGCCCGAAGGTAAACGTGGGGGATTACTGACATAATCCAGAACGGTATTCTGAAGCTCATATGTAATCTGAGTGGGGCTATACTTTACGAATCGACCCGTACTCTGGTCGTGTACCTCTCCAAACGCGGGCAGTGCCCGATCTGGTGAGCGCAGTGTGTTCAGAAGTTGTGTTGCGTTTGCAGTTTGTAGCAGAGCAGTTGGGGTACTCGCCATTAGTAGCCTCCTGTATCTCCAGTGTCGAAATACCCCGTGTCTTGGGGCTCCGGATTCATTAGATCCTCATATTCTTGGGGGGACATGTATTCTGTGTCCCCAGATTCGGGGTAGTAGATCCCAATCTCGTCCTCCTCAAAGTTTCCGACGGCATTAGTCTCAAAGATAATAGCTCTTTCGTCTCCAATATGCTCTCCTGCCCGGAACACAATGTCCTCGGAGGCTAAACCACTGTCTAGCATAGCCGAGTACGCGTCCTCATACCCTTCTGGGTAGGGATCTGCCCAGTTCTGGCGGCCATTCGGGGAGGAGATTCTGGCTAATACTTGGGGACTCAGCTCCGGGAACCGTCCACTATCCAATATTGTTTGTATGCTAGTGGAAAGTCCGGGCCAGGAAGGGGTCTGCGGAGTGGGGGCGGGTTGCTGAGAGCGTGAAATTGCATTCGAGGCCGCTTGATTTCTCAGTCCCACAAGGCCAGTCGGCTCCTCAGATCCTATGGTAGGGGCCGTATAAGTCTCCTCGGGTTTCTCAACTCGGGATTGCCCGGGTAGGGTTACATTCTGGGGATACTCCTCTCCAGGTACCCAAGGATTTATCTTTGGCCCCGTCATTCTCTAGCGCCTCGGTGTAGCTTCGTCTGCTTCCCTTGGAATGTTGCCGGAAGAGAAAGCCTTATCTCTTGCTTCGGCCTCTCTTTCCATTCGAACATCATCAGGAGTGACTGCGGGCTGGCCTGGATCCCAGCGTTCGGGCTCAAGGTGGACGACTCCGGGACGCGAGCCCGGGGATTGCGGAGTAGAGGCGACATCAGGGGGCCCTTCACTCACAGGACGGGAAGCCCAAACTTGGTCTTTCTCTTCTTGGGAGAGGGTTTCCCACTCCGCAGAGCCCGGCTGGATTGAGAGTAGCTTTTGAAGGTCGTTTTTCCTCATGGCATTGTGGGCCGCCTGATTCCTCATCCTTCCCATTAGTCCTATGTCTGCCATTACTGTCTCCTTATTCCTAGATTCCTGAGTAGAGTTTCTCGGTCTGGAAGGCTCGTTGTTTGATTCCCTGCATTCATAGCATCAAGAACGCTTCGTCCGGGAACGGCCCTAGGTTCCATGCTAACAGGAGTTCCTCCTCGTTGCAATGATTCTGCTCTTCTTGCTGTCGCTGCTTGCGCAGCCGATCTCGACTCTTGCGGATCTAGTCCAGCATCTATGCGAGACTGATAATCTCTTTCTGCGAATCCTCGGTTCGCCGCCCTCGCCTGCTCTCTCCGGTGCGCCCCGACAGAGGAGATAGCTGCGTCTCCGAGCGCGGAAAGGTTACCTAGTCCTGTTCCCATTTCGGGGCGTTGGCCAGTAAGCATCTCCGCTCCCGTAGCAGGGGCCCGAAGGACAGTACCCATTCCCTCGACTTCTTGGGCCCCCGTTTCCATGAGGCCTCTTCCTACACTTCCTTGATCATGAATGTTGTATCCGAGTTGTGCGGCGAACGCGACGTCACCTAGAATCCCCAACGCTCTCCAAGCTTTCTGCCAATTGCCTGCCCTGTGGGCTTGGGTGGCTTCTGCGCGGAGGTTTGCGGATTCTTGGGGGCTCAATTCCCTGACTTGTGTCTCCGTCGCGAGATTCCTTCTCCTACTGCCCGGAGGAATAAAATCCCCGGGAGCGTCAGATGGCATCCGCGATGACCCCTGTTCTTGGGGGTTTCTCGGGCCGAACGCTCCTCCCGCTTCTCCGGGAGCAAAGAGGTTTTGTTGGGTGGCATTTCGTAATGCCCTATTCGCCGCTTCTTGTCTTCTGGCTGCTGCGGCATCTCTCCTTATGAGTCCTTCTGCTTCCCTTTCTGCCGCCCTTTTCTCTGCAAGCTCTTCGTTGAATCTTGCCCTATATAATTCTCTCTGGTTGTGCCTGAACGTGGCCAGATCAGGCTCGAGATGGTGTGGATCAATCCCCTCTGCTATCAGCCGACGCCTCTCATCATCAACCTCCTTACCTACGACACCATTTAGGATATCCTCAAATTCCCTTCGAGCTTCAGCTTCCTCTGGGAAGAGGTCTAGTTGGTTGGGATCGGGAGTTTCTGGCGAGGACACTCGTCCTGTTGTGGGGGCTATGGGAGGCCCTTGTGGAGTGTGGGTATAGTTTCGCCATAGTTCGCCTTGCCCCGCTGCGTTTCGGGGAATTCGCTGACGATCCTCCAGAGGAGTCGTTCCGCTTGTGCTCCCGTGGGGAACTCTGTTGTCTAGCCGGCTGTGGGTGGTTCCATCAGCTATCTTCTCTCCCAACGATGGGGCGTCCTCCCAAAACATCGTGTCTTCCCAATCTTGGATGTCGGCCGACCGCAGTGCCCGTGCGATATCTTCTCGAGTCCCGCTAGACCAGGCTTCCATGAGGTTCTTTTTCTCCACGGGGGAGAGTTTGTCGTCATAGACATCAATAACATCAGCGGCAGTCCACCCAAAAACCCTTCGGGTAGAGGGGTCGTTAGCTCTCTGCGCCGCCTCGTCGAGGGGCAAACGTAACTGATCAGGATGTTGGGCATTTCTCATTGCCTCATCTTTTTCATCGAGGGCGGCGATGACGGAAGGAGAGTAGGAAGAGGTAAGGGGGGGTGGGGGCTCTCGATAGGGAGCCTCGTGAGGGAGGAAGAGTTTCTTCTGTCCTCCCAAGCCTTCTTCTGGGCCCGTCGCGAGTGGCGCAATTTGGGAAGACCCCGTGGAAGCCTCTTGTGCCGTGGCCAATCGAGCACGGTTGGTCTTAGCCCTGGCTCTGTCTTGTGGGGTTCGCGGGTCTCCCACTCGACGGACGACGGGCTTTCCGAAGTCTGTCCTTTCGTATGCGGGTACTACCCGGCTTGGATCATCGGCGTTAATCTGTACAAGAGGGACATCCTCCCCAAACCGACTTTGGAGTTCTTGTGTCAGCCTTTTTATGCGCTGCGATGAGCGTGGGTGAGGGGATGGCAGCACAAAAGCTTTTATCCGAAAATTCCCAATAGAAGCCTCATTCATGTTTCCAGATCTGTGTACTGCGTCGGCGGCAGTCAAAGCGAGGTGGCGGGTCGTTGCATAGCGACTACTTGGGAGATATCTTCGATCTCCCGAAAGGCCCGTGCGTTGTCTCGAATGATCGCTCCCCGTGGGGAAAGAGAATGCGTCTTCATTAGAGATATATCGGACATCCCCTTCTACGATAATTCCAAACCCGCTTCTCGCGAAAGGCGATCCCTCGAATAGATTTAGGGGGGCCCCCTCGGGGTAGACCATCGCATTGATCTCTCCCTGCTGTATTCCTTGGAGGCCCCGTCGGAGGAACTCTTCATTCCCGCCGTCAGGGTCGCTCATCCAGTGGATATAGCGATTTGACCTCACAGCACTCGGGTCGGCGTGTTGGGCCCAAGCGTTCGTGACCTCATTCGAATACTCTACCTGTGAGCGGAGGAGATCTTGTTGGCCCCAAAGCTCGTCTGCCGGAATATTTTGAGTAAAGTCAGTGTGCTCTAGTATGCTCTTTGGATCATTAAAGAAGCCCCCCTCTGCTCTGGGCTTATTAGACCTCTCTCGGATCCCTTCTATCCTCTGCTCGAATGGAGTCACTTCGGGGAATAAGTTGGTAGAAGCCCGCATCGCGGGAAGCTCTAAAACCTCTGGAAAGTTTTTCCTCGTCCATTGAGCGAACCCTTCCAGTTCGTTAGGAGCAACCTGGAACACCCCCATCAGTCGATTGGCGAGACGGAAGCCCCCATCACTCACCTCCCCTAATGTATTTCTTATTAGGTCTCTCGCGTAGATTCCCCATCTCTCAGATGGGATAGACTGCATGGGAGACAGGCCCAGAGTGGCCGCTACTCCCTTTATAGAATCCGGAGGGAAGTCTTCAAGGATCTCACTAATCGTCTTAAGCCGAAGTCCGCGAAGTTGGTCTGAGAAGTCCTCTAGGATTGCGGTCATGATGTTTTGGCGGTGACTACGGTCTGCGCCCTGTCGGGGGATGGGCCCTGCCATATCCTCGTACTCATCGAGCCACTTTCTGATTTCGGTCATCCTACTCTCCTACAACTTTTTTATCTAGGATCGCTTCCCTTACTTCAACCACCTCGGGCTTTACTGCCTCAGCGCCTCCCGCTAACTGTATTAGCTGTTGGACATAGTTGACTTGGGTAGATCCTGATTGGGGTTTTCCCGCTAAGTTACATGTATACATCAGTTCTGCCCACTTGCGTAGTTCCGCCGACTGGTTTATTTTGATCTCGCCTCGGGCCACAGAGAGACAAACAGTGGTCGCGAAATCTACAATACCCTGAGTTGAGTGAAGATGAGGCGCGGCAGTTTGGAGGAAGGTAGCAGGCAGGCTCTCCTCTTTAGTAGTCGCTTCGAACGCAAGAGCTTGCAGTGCATCCACAGATAGTAGACTTTTGTTCTCCTCTGGATCTGTTCGCATCTTTGATAACCCAGTTTCAACCTGGCTTTTGGTTAGTTGCAAATCCGCCCCGTTAGCCCTAGAAGGTAAGTTATCGAGTTGCTTGGAGATCTCTCGTACATTTCTACCGCGCTTCTTATTCACTTTTCCTCCCTTGTGGGGTTTACTCTCCTAGTAATAATACACTGTGCGCTCCGCTTCATCTAAGTGTTTCTTTCTTACTTGAAGATTTGGGTATTTCTGCCTGCCCTCTAAGACCCACCACATCCCTCGGCGAGCGTGTTTCCCGGAAGACCGAACAGCGGGGGGACTTAAATCGTCCGCGAGTTTCTTTTCCGCGAGGTTCCGAAACGTAGGAGATAGAGTCGGCCCTCCCCAGTAGACCCGATCAATAGGATTCGGGCATCTGCCCAAAGCAAGAAGAGTCTGGACGTGCGTCGACTTGAATACTTCTCTCCTCTTCACCTTCTCCTTTCCGGCCCAAGGTAGTAGAAACGCGGATGCTGTTTTCCGGTCTCGTATAACGGGCATCAAATTAGGGCTTAAGGCCCACAAGGCAAACCGAGTCAAGTTCATCAATCCCTGAATAACCTCTACCATCATCTCCTCGAACTCTACCTCGGGCAATGCAGCCTGAATCCCTTCTGCTGATACCCCGAGTAGCCACCATCTGAACGCGCTCATATAGAGAGGATTGATTCCACTTGCCCTCTGCCAGAATCGGTTCCCTCCTTTGGGCACCCAAGAGAGGTCAAAACGGGCATCTCCAATGAGGGACGTCGCCCTTGGGTACGCCCCGAGCGTGAACTTCGCCACCTCGTAAGGTGTCGGCGGATTCTCTAGGTTGAACGCCTCATATGAACTAACGGGCCAATCCGTTGGACTTATGCCCATTGTATCGTACTGGAACACACTTTGGGCGAACGGAATACAGTTGGATACTCGCTGTCTTATCCGAGTCTGGTTCTGCTCCGCCTGTTTATAGTAGAAACAATAAGAAGGATCATCATAGAACGCGCTCCGGAACGGAGGGTAGAGCCCGAGTGAATGGAGCAGGTCATCCAGCTTCACGCGCTCCTTTGGCAATGCCCGTTGGGTCTCATTCATGTGCGTCCTATCAAAAGTCGGCTCTCGCAATAACAGCGT